CTAACAAGCATCCTGAATATTCACTTGCTGCGAATGGTGTCTACTTCAAGAAAGACAAACAAGGTGTTCTACCTAAGATCATTGTGGATTACTATGACGAACGTAAGGCTGTCAAACGTAAAATGCTTGATGCGCAGCAAGAGAAAGAAAGGATTGACAAGAATGATAAGCAGGAACTCTATCGTGTGGAAAGAGATATTGCGCGTTATGAGAACCAACAAATGGCTATTAAGATCCTACTTAACAGTCTTTACGGCGCTCTCGGCAATAAGTATTTCCGTTATTTTGACCTTCGTGTTGCAGAAGGTATTACACTAACCGGTCAGACAGTGATTCGATGGGCTGAGAAAGCTGTGAATCAATTCATGAACAAGGTATGTCAGACCGAAGGTATTGACTATGTTATTGCTATCGACACGGATTCTGTCTATGTGAATTTCGGTGGCCTCGTCGATAAGTATATCAAAGACAATCATGTAGAGAACATTGACAAGATTTGTGAGGATCAATTCATTCCGATGCTTGCCAAAGCTTATGATGATCTCTATAATCAATTCACTTGCTATATGCCTCGTATGGAAATGGCACGTGAGGTAATCGCAGACCGTGGTATATGGACTGCAAAGAAACGTTACATTCTAAATGTACACAACTCAGAAGGTGTTCAATATGCACAACCTAAACTCAAGATCATGGGGATTGAAGCAATTAAGTCTTCGACTCCAGCGGTATGTCGTGATGCCCTTAAAGCATTATTCAAAGTTATTGTTACTGGATCTGAAGATAAAACTCAAAGAGCGATATCTCAATTCCGTGACCACTTCAACGGACTCAACCCTGAAGATGTAGCATTCCCTCGTGGAGTGAATGACATAAGTAAGTGGGCAAGGAAACGTGAAGGAATCTATGCCAAAGGTACTCCGATCCATGTGCGTGGTGCTTTGTTGTATAACTACTATGTGAAAGACAAAGGACTGCAGAAGAAGAATGAGCTCATTCAGAATGGTGAGAAGATCAAGTTCTGTTACCTCAAGGTACCGAATCCGATCAAAGAGAACGTCATTAGTTTCCCTCAGTACCTTCCGCCCGAACTACAACTAAACGGTTATATTGATTATAACACGCAGTTCGAGAAGACATTCTTAGATCCAATCATACCGATCTTAGATGCTATCGGATGGAAACCTGAACCTACAGTTAGTCTAGAGGACTTTTTCGCATGATGATAAAAACTGTGTACAAGGACCAGAAACTGTGTTATAATATACTATATAATCGAGGAGTAATATGGAAATGAACCAAGCATTAGAAACAATGGAGTTACTTGTTATCTTCATGGAAGAATGTGCAGAGGCACAAGTAGAAGCATCTAAGATTATTCGATTTGCATCAGATACCCCATCTAATGTTCCTCCCTTGGAACGTGAAGTAGGTGATCTATTATGTATGGTCGAACTATTGAAAGAATATAATTTAATTAACAGTGAAGCGGTCGAAGAAGCTAAGAAGGCCAAACGCGCAAAACTTAAAAAATGGAGTAATTTAAATGTCTAAAGATTGGGTAGCAGATATCGCCAAAATGCATAAGAAGTTTGGTGTAAACCCTGTTGTTGATAACATGTCGGATGAGAAGAAACAAGAGTATCTCAAGTTTCGTGTTCGATTCCTCGAAGAAGAATTGACTGAGATGAAAGAGCAACTAGATAATCCAGAGGAGATTGTCGATGCTTGTATTGATCTCTGTGTTGTCGCTATTGGCACATTGAATGCATTTAATGTCGATGCTAACAAAGCATGGAACGCAGTTCATAAAGCTAATATGGCAAAAGAAGTAGGTATCAAGGCTGAACGACCAAATCCACTTGGTCTGCCAGATCTTGTCAAACCTGAAGGTTGGGTAAACCCATCGCATGAAGGAAATCATGGTACGATCGTTCCAACCGAACCTATGGTAAAAAAACCATTTTGGAAGAAACTAATTAAGATCTAAAATGTATAGTTTAACATTATTCGATAGCGTATTTGATAACAAGACGCATAAGCGTATGGACTTCTCCTCATGGGAAAAGTTCGAGAAGCTATTGTATAATGTAGCCGGTCAGCCAGGGTATAAACCGCTTAAGGGTGAGAAACAATCAACAAAACCCTCTCCTCTCATCTCACCTGCGGTTTATACTTCTGGTACTACACGCAAGAACGACAACGTCACACAATGGGCTGGTTGGGCAGCTATCGACGTTGACGATCACGAATTCAAAGGAAACCTAGAAGATGAGTTACGTAGTAGGTTTGGCAGTTGGTATTTTGTTTGTTATAGTACTGCAAGCAGTACCGTTGATAAGCCAAAGTTCAGACTTGTCTTCCCACTTACTTGCCCGGTTGAGGCATCAAAAATCAAACACTTTTGGTTCGCACTCAACACAGAAATTGGCAACCTCGGAGATGTCCAGACTAAGGACCTATCTCGAATGTATTATGTCCCTGCGCAATATCCTGGCGCTCACAATTTCATATTCACTAATAGTGACGGTGCTTTTATCGATCCTTTTGTTCTTATGAGCAAGCATGAATATGTTGAAAGGAACAATGCCAATTTTATAGATAAATTTCCGCCTGCCATTCGGGAGGCGATCCTTAAGGAGAAGCAGTCGAGACTCACTAATACAGACATCACATGGTCCAGCTACAGTGATTGCCCGTTTGTCTCACGCAAACTTGTTGATGAGTATGTTCATATAACTGATGGTGGTTGGTACCACAAGATGTATCAGATCATGGTCTCGATTGCTTCTTCTGCCATACGGCAGAACTATCCCATTACCTCTAAACAAATTGAGATAATGTGTAGACAACTAGATAATGATACAGGTGGTTGGTACAAGAATCGACCACTAGAACAGGAGGCAAGTCGTGCACTCGACTTTGTAATGAAAAATGCATTTTAATTATGATGATTTAGATCCTTATGCTTTTGACGCTTATTGTAAACCAACGTTGGATCGTTTGATTCCTGAGATGTCTGAATCAAGACGCAACGGAAGAAGTGATGAACTTATTGAATTTCATACAAAGCTTGGTCTTGCGGCTGAGTTCTATCTAATTACAGAACACGATTATACAGAAGATACATTTGAATTTCGTGATGTGATTAGTCCAGATGGAACTTCAAGAGAGATCAAGACTATTGCTGATGTGACCAAGATCCCGAATATCCTTATGGATATGTACAAGAAGAAAGGTTGGTACGGTGATGAAGTATCTGATGAGATTATGATCTTCCAACGTGACAAGAAAGAATATCAGCTCCATTCTTTTTACACCTGGGATGGAAATAAGTATGTACAATCTGACATAAACAGTGTATAATATACCTTATGAAATATGATAATGACAAACCTAACTTAGCACTTATTCCGCCTGAAGTCCTCGAAGAAGCAGCAACTGTTCTCGGCTTCGGTGCTGAAAAGTATGGTATGAATAACTGGCGAATGGATGGTGGTAACACTACTCATTCTCGTACTTATTCATCTTTACAACGACATCTTAATGCTTATTGGCGTGGTGAGGATATTGATCCAGAATCTGGTCAACGTCACCTTGCTCATGCATTGTGTCAACTTATGATCCTTATGGTTCATACAGTAGAGCATCCTGAAATGGATAATCGTTATACAACACCACAAGAGGAAACTGGTTGTGGTATGAGTAGGAAATAATATATGATACCAAATGTGAAATCAGTCCGTGAGTTTTTCAAGGGTGAACTCATGGCAGAAAACTTTACAGTAGATCGAACTGGTGCCAAGACGATCGAATGGATCGGCGCATCATTCATTGCTGATGAACCAGCAATCTTCGGTACTGTAAATGAAGAATATGTTAACAAAGAGATAGATTGGTATAAGTCTATGTCTAATAACATCTATGATATTTACGGTGAAGAACGTGAACCACCTCTTGCGTGGACGTATTCATCTAATAAACATGGTGAAATCAATTCGAATTATGGATTACTGATCTATTCGAATATGTACAATGATCAGTATGAAAACGCATTGAGCGAACTATTGAAGAATCCAGATGGCCGTCGTGCTACTATGGTTTATACTCGTCCAAGTATTTGGAATGAATATAACCTAGGTGGTAAGTCTGACTTCATTTGTACTAATGCTGTTACCTATTACATCCGTGATGGTAAACTATATGGTGCAGTACAGATGAGATCTAATGATGTTGTCTTTGGATATAAGAATGATTTTGCTTGGCAGAATCATGTGTTGAATCAACTAGTTGATGATTTGAACAAACATAATAATGATCAGTTTATTAAAGCGGGTCATTTGTTCTGGCAAGTTCAGAATCTTCACGTGTATGAACGTCACTTTGACTTGGTAAAATAGGAGATATTATGCTTTTACCTGACGTAGTATTCCATTTCTTTGAAGATGGTAAGTTTGTTCGCCGCAGTACTAATGAGCTATTTGCTGGCAAACGTGTTTTAATCTTTGGTTTGCCTGGTGCATTTACACCGACATGTTCATCATTCCAACTACCTGGTTATGATCTACATGCAGACAAATTCAAAGCTGCTGGTATCGATGAGATCTGGTGTACAGCCGTTAACGATGCATTTGTTATGAACGCATGGGCAGAAGCTCAAGCAGTAACTAATGTTAAGATGTTACCCGATGGTAATGGTGAGTTTGCGAAAGAGCTAGATCTATTGGTTGATAAATCAAATATTGGTTTTGGTGAACGTTCATGGCGATATGCTATGGTTGCAAATGATCTTAAGATCGAAGAGATGTATACCGAAAGCAATGTTATGGATCGTTGTCCAACTGATCCTTATGAGGTATCTAAACCAGAATATCTCGCAGAAGTTATTAAGGAATTGTAATGAAACAGATCGGCATGGACTTTGTATCTGATAAGTGGCATAGTCGTTATATCGACATTGCTAAGGTAGTATCTCACTGGTCGAAAGATCCTTCGACATGTGTAGGCGCTGTAGCAGTTGGCTCAAAAGGTCAGGTGTTATCTCAAGGCTATAATGGATTTCCACGAAAAATCAATGATGGTCCTGAACGTTTACAAGATAGAGAGACTAAATATCAGTATATTGTTCATGCCGAAATGAACTGTATTTACAATGCAACATACAATGGTGTATCATTAGATGGATCTACAATGTATGTTTATGGATTACCTATTTGTTCGGAATGTGCAAAAGGTATCATCCAAGTTGGTGTCAAGAAGGTAGTGATGCCGTATCAAGACGTTCCAGAAAAATGGCAAGAATCATTCAATTTAACCATGTCCATGTTCGATGAGGCAGGTGTTGAATGGAAGATGATAGATTATGAAGGTATTAATAGTAGGGATTAATCCATCCAATAAGACAAAGAAACAGAATCCTACTCTGACTCGTCTTAATAAATGGATGGATGAATTAGGTGTTGATCGATATTCGTTTGCTAATGTGCATGACGAAGCTGGAGAAGTACCTAACGTCCGGGAGCTAGCAAAAAAAGAGTATACATTTACAAAGAACTATGATAAAATAATAACATTAGGTGTTACACCTTCGTATGTTCTTAAGATGAAAGGTGTAGACCATTTTGCAATGCCACATCCGTCTCCGCGTAATCGTAAGTTGAACGATCGATCGTATGAGTTAGATATGTTGAAACAATGTAAAGATTATTTAAATGAGCGTAATAACAAATCCAATTAGTAATGTTCCTATCAATGCAAAGTCTCATTCCCATGGATGGGCTCAAGTCTGGCGAGATCTTCTAGGTGCAACCATTGATTATAAATGTACTCCAAAGATCTTAAATGCCGACAAGGTTTATATTGAACACGGCGCTAACTTTGGTGGTACACTAAACCTATTCGGTGGTGCAACCAAAGATGTATATGATAAAATTAATTTAGTTTGTGCTTGTAAGGATATCGTATCTTTAGACTGGGATATGCCAGATTATGGTGCCATGTTAAAGAAACGTATTGGTGCAAATACAACATATGAAGGTATCACCGAAGAATGGTGTGACCAGGTTTCGAAGAGATTATCGACAGTACCTTCATTAAAGATGGAGGACTTAAATAATGCTAGCATCACTCTTGGCGATTCTCACTCAATTGCTTTTTCTGGCCCTGGCCATTCTGTTCTTCGTAACGATGGTAAAACTCTTCATGGTGCTCTTAAGAACGGCTTGGTCAGTCTTCTCAGAGGTTGTGTCCCTACTGATTCCATTTATCTTTCTTTTGGTTCTATTGATATCCGCCATCATCTTATTCGACATGGCGACAATGCAGTCGACGATCTAGTTAAAGAATATATCAAACAAGGTACAGAACTCGAAGCTAAATACGATGTGCCAGTTTACTATGCTTATCCTGTTCCGGTTGAGCATGAAGAAAGACGTATACCTAAGACTGGATACTATAAGAAAACTCCATTCTATGGTACCCAACAAGAACGTGCAGAACTTACAAAGAGATTCATTGGTTTGATTGAAGATCAATCTGGCAATATGACTATTGATCCACCATCTGAATGGTACACAATGGATCCAAAGAAGTATGCCGAAACGTTTATGGAACTAGGTGGTTCATTCCATATTGCACCACCATTTTATTATAGAAACAATTGGGGAGAATCACCTCTTGGCGCATAATAAACACGTCGTTGACGGAATCAATAAAGACATTAATCCATTCTATGGTGATCCAAAAGAGTATTACCTGGAATTGGCAAAGAACTGGGAAGATCCGTATGGTCCACCAAAAGTAGTAGAGCACGAAGGAATTAGAGTAGTCCGAGATGACTATATTACCGGCTCGAAGGTACGTGGTGGAGATTGTCTTATCTCTTCCCTCCCAGAACATATCGATACAATCTGTTACGTTCAACCAAGAACTGGACTTGCAGGTGTATCAATTCTAGATGTAGCAAAACGACATAATAAGAAAGTTATGTTATTCATGCCTTCATCTAAAAGAATCTCACATCACCAAGCTTGTTGTATTGAACGTGGTTGTGACTATGATTTCCATCGTATTGCAGCAATGCCTAACCTAAATCTCATTGCAAAGAAATGGGCAGAAGAAAGACCTAACGTATTCTTCGTTCCTCTTGGTTTGAAACATGAAATGGTGACAGCAGGTATTGTAAAGGTTGCATCATCTATTAAAGAACCGGAAGAAGTCTATTGTGCTACATCAACAGGTGTATTAACACGAGGATTACAGATTGCATGGCCTAATGCTAAGTTCACTTCTGTTTGTGTATCACGTAATATGAAAGCCGGAGAACTAGGTCGGGCTACACCTATTTCAGATCCTCTTGCATTTACTGCTCATGAGAAGAAAGAGAATCTCCCGCCATTTCCCAATATAGATACCTATGATGGAAAAGTTTGGAAGTATATTCCAAAGAACTCAGGTAAGGATATTCTATTCTGGAATGTTGGTGCTGAACCTGTATTAGAAGATGAAACAATCTATGATCGTATAGATTCATATAGAGACTGGAAGAAGAATGCCAAAGAAGTGGGTTAATGAAGAAGCACTTGATGTGCTAGCAGATTATTATTATCCTCGTGCCAAATGGTTACAAGATAATTGTAACTGGGGTAAGCTAGGCTATGATTCTCCGGAGGCTGATAAAGCCGTCAACGATCCATTGATGCAGCAAATCGATATCTATGACTGTTACACGCGTAACGCAGCTGGATTCTCAAACGTACTTCAAGATCTGAAGTTTATGACCGAGACTCCAAAATGGCATCATCAGAAAGATGATCGTCGTCAATTAATTGATGGATATAATACTAGTTCGTGGGATACTAAAACCTGGTTCTATGTTTATATGGCGCATCGTATTACAGGATCAGGTGCTTCATTCACAAGAGATCATGGATATCGCAATAATGCAATTCAACATTGGGGTAACCTTAGAGATATAAAAGATATGAAAGATCATATGATACATGTCAAGAGTATTGGTAAACCATTATTTACTTCTATTGGTAACCAACCTCCATCACCTCGAAAGGGTGTAACATGTTTGGATTTCATGGTTAATGAACTCGAACCATTACTTGATAGGTTTATGGAATGGTTATCATCAGGTGATAAAAAGACTCATAAACAGATCGTAGACTATCTTAATGGTTACAATATAGACCAAGGACATAAACGATTTAACTTTGTTTATGCTGCCTTCTCTTATGATCTAGGTGACTATCACAAGGATTTGGTTGATGATATGTCTCATGGATATTTTGGTAATAACGCAGTTCGCTGCATGAAGGTGTTATCAAGTGGTTACAGTACAGATGAGTTTATGGATTTACTGTGCGAACGAATCGGGGGCGCGCCACGAGATAATGAAGACGTTATGTGTGACTTCGTAAGATTTGGACAGAACTATGTTCCAAGATCTGATGATACATTTGACCACGTGCCTTCAACAATTACAAACAACTCTGGTTGGGAATCTGGTTGGGAACAACGTCAAGGTGAACCAACAAATAGTAGTGTACAACTAGATGCTTTTATGGTATAATATACCATGTATATTTTTAAAAGGATGATACTATGTCTGTAATGGATAAACTTAAAAAGAATAGTAAGATTAAAGATACTGCTATTCTATCAGATTCAGTTCTTTTCAGTGAAAAGGATATGATCCCAACCGAAGTGCCAATGATTAACGTTGCACTCTCTGGTTCTCTCGAAGGTGGTTTGACACCTGGACTGACAGTTCTTGCTGGTCCATCTAAGCACTTCAAGACTTCATTTGCTTTGCTTATGGCAAGTGCATATATGAAGAAGTATGAAGATGCTGTTATGCTATTCTATGATTCAGAATTTGGTTCACCACAATCATATTTTGAAACATTCGGTATTGACGTCAATCGTGTTCTACATACACCAATCACTGACGTCGAACAACTTAAATTTGATCTTGTATCACAGCTTGATAATATCGATCGTGGTGACAAGGTTGTAATTGTTATTGATTCTATCGGTAACCTTGCTTCTAAGAAAGAACTTGAAGACGCATTGAATGAGAAGTCTGTTGCAGATATGTCTCGTGCTAAAGCTCTCAAAGGTCTATTCCGTATGGTGACTCCATATCTTACTATGAAGAATATTCCTTTACTTGCCGTAAATCATACATATAAAGAGATCGGTCTATTCCCTAAAGATGTTGTAGGTGGTGGTACTGGTATCTATTATTCAGCTGATAACATTTGGATTCTTGGCCGTCGTCAGAACAAAGAGGGTACAGATATTGTCGGATACGATTTCATTATTAATGTAGAAAAATCAAGATATGTTAAAGAAAAGTCTAAAATCCCTGTCTCAGTTTCTTGGGAAGGTGGCATCGAAACTTATAGCGGCCTTCTGGATATTGCTCTTGCTGGTGGCTGGGCTAGTAAGCCTTCCAATGGTTGGTATTGTCGTGTTAACCGTGACACTGGTGAATTGGTTGAACCAAAAGTTCGACTTAAAGAGACGTTGTTACCTACTTTTTGGGAACCGATACTAACCGATCCTAAGTTCCAAGAGTTCGTCAAGTCACAATATACAATTGGTCACAAGTCATTAATTGATGGTGACATTGTACAAGAGGACTAAAACAGTGTATAATATTACCCATGATGATTACACTTTTGCTGAGAACGAAATGTCCGAAACCTGGGCAGTTCGTTTAAAAACTCAATATAAAGATGTACTATATGAATATGGACGTGTCAGTGCAACAGTCGATGAGGTTGTAGATAACGGTGATGGTGAAGCTACACTATCATTTCAATACAATGTCATTGATTCAGGTGAGTATGAAGAGAAAGAACTCACTGAATCTAAAGACTTTAATAACTATGTTGGTGCAGTGCTTCAACATATTATCACTGACGCTTTTGACACCGGTAAATATAAAATAGGCGAACATGCAACCGACGATACAGACAACAATCCTAAGGAATCTGCTCACTAACGAAGACTTCACACGTCGAGTAGTTCCATATCTTAAGAAAGAATATTTCGAGGACGAACATAAAGTAGTCTTCGACAATATTTTAGCTTATGTCTCAAAGTATAATAAGCTTCCAACTAAGGAAGCTTTGACTATTGAACTACAAGAAGCTAATGTGCCAAGTGAGGTCTTTCCTTCTGCTGCAGCTCTTATTAGTGAAGTAACAACACCTGAATCAGTAGATAATGATTGGCTACTTGAGAAAACAGAGAAGTGGTGTAAGGACCGTTCTGTATTTCTTGCTATCATGCAATCTATTGAGATCATTAATGGTAAGTCAGAACAGACCGAAAATGCTATTCCTGAGATCCTACAAGAAGCTTTGTCGGTTAACTTCGATCAGAACATTGGTCACGACTATATCAATAACTCTGAAGAACGTTTCGACTTCTATCACATGGAAGAAGATCGTTTACCATTCGATCTAGATTACTTCAACAAGATCACAAAAGGTGGTCTACCACGTAAGACATTGAATATTGCTCTTGCCGGTACCGGTGTGGGTAAATCATTGTTTATGTGTCACGTTGCTGCTTCTGCCTTGACTCAAGGTAAGAATGTTCTGTATATCACTATGGAAATGGCAGAGGAACGTATTGCTGAACGTATCGATGCTAACCTAATGAACATGCCTATCGACCAACTTGAGAATATGGATCGTAAGACATTTAGTGGTAAGATTGAGAACATTGCTAAGAAGACTATTGGTAAGCTTATTGTAAAAGAATATCCTACCGGTGCAGCACACGCCGGTCACTTCCGAGCTCTGTTGAAAGAACTCAAACTCAAAAAGAACTTTGTTCCAGATATTATCTTTATTGACTATCTGAACATTTGTGCTTCATCTCGTATGAAAGGTATGGGTGGTTCAATTAACTCATACACCTATGTCAAATCAATTGCCGAAGAACTACGTGGTCTTGCTGTTGAATTTGATGTACCACTTGTATCTGCTACACAAACAACACGTAGTGGTTACTCAAACTCTGATGTTGGTCTTGAAGACACGTCAGAATCGTTCGGTCTGCCAGCTACTGCAGATCTGATGTTTGCTCTGATCTCTAATGAAGAACTAGAAGGTCTAGGTCAGATCATGGTCAAACAACTTAAGAACCGTTATAACGATCCTACTGCTTTCCGTCGTTTTGTTATTGGTATTGATCGTGCAAGAATGAAGCTGTATGATGCTGAAGAGAATGCACAAACTCTGATCGAAAGTACAGCTGTAACACCTAAGAAAGATGCATCCGATTTTTCTGACTTCAACGTATAGGAGGAGATATGTTACAAAAGATCAAAATGTGGTTTCAAAAGTGGTTCTCGAAACCTGACTATAAAACAATGTATGAAACCAAAGCTGCCGAAGCACAGCATTGGGAATTCAAATACAACACTCTATCTCGAAAACTCAAGGATCTTACTCAAGATCTTTAATCATCCCTAAATCATCCCTTCAGAGATATACAAAACATCCCTTCGGGGATGTTTACTTTTTGCCATAATGTGGTATAATATACCTATATTGTTAATAAACATGGAGAGTTAATATGGCAAAAAGATTTGTAGATAACGACAAATACTCAGCTACTATGCGTACAGCGATCAATTCGACTCGCGATCTTAATAAGATTGTTAGAGATTTATTTGATGCGTCTAATTCAGACTTTATTATGCATGATGATGATCATGTTACTTTAATTTTCGATACTGTTCACTACCATCCTAAATGGGGTTGGGACAATGTCGATGGTTCTAGAGCTACTAAGAAAGATCTAGGTGGATTCACTTTAAGAATGATCGATAGATTAGCAGATATGACTGATATAGTTGATATGTGGTACCCTAAAGATGGTCACGTTGGAATTCACTTCTACAAAGATGCTTTAAAGCGTAGAATCAGTTCTGACATTCTTGATGACATGAACCGTAGAAACGGATTCAGCAATTACAATCCTAAGTTACATGATTCATTCGCTGACTGGGCGGTTGATACTGCAAGACGCGTAATATTTTAAAAAATCATCCCTTTAGAGATGTATAAATCATCCCTTTTTTTAGCTAAATCATCCCTTTTGGGCTATATCTTTTTTTGAAAAGTGTGGTATAATATACACATAAGTTAAAAAAAATATAGGAGATTACTTATGATTACAAAAGAAAACTTTAGAATTGAATCTAACTACTTAACGTTCGTACCTTCAACTGCGAAGACTCATGCTGACTTTACTCATGTTTGTTCTAGAGATCGTAGATTTCACAAATGGACTTGCGCTAAAGTTCGTAACCTTCTAATCAAAGTAATGAACGAAGAGAACGTTACTGAGAACGAAGTTGATAGAGATCTAATTGATGTTTACTTATATCACCCATTAGTTAGAGAATACATTACAAATAACGTACCATCATGGATGAGGAAATAATTATGGATATTAGAAGAATCGCTACTAGCACAATTAACGGGAAACCAGTTTTCCTGGATTGTGACGATATGGCAAATTTAGTTGCGGCTGCAGCTTTGAGCGGTGACATTACTACCGCATGGCAAGCAGCTACTGGTTTATTACCACTGAATAAGAAAGGTGGTAAGAATGTAATCGACGGAACAATTGGTGACGCAGTTGCTAGTTGGAACTGTTAATCATCCCTAAATCATCCCTTTAGGGATATGTACGTTTTCAAAAAATCATATTATAATATACCTATAGAATAAAGAAAGGAGTTAAAATGTTCAAGAGAGATCAATTTACAATTAAGGATATCGCAAGGGGTTTTGGTTCAATCGGATATAAAGTTGAAGGTTATTGGTCAACTCCGGTAGAAGTGTTCTACGAAAGATCTTTCACCGGTAAGTGGAAGTTTTCTATTTCAAACTCTTCAGGTGGTCATGAAGAAGGTGTGAGTGTCATTGATCGTGCACGTAATTTGGCTGCGGCTTTAGAAGATGCTGCCGAAACGGTTGAATACTTACAGTCTGTTGAAGATCAGTTAGAAGCTGGTTATATGGAATGGGAACAACAAATGGACGCATTAGTACTTTAAATCAAGGAGGATTATTATGTTTAGTTTAGAATTTTTAGTTGAAGAACAAATTTCAAATGGTGTTTTCGATCAAATCGAAATCTTTCAAAACCTATTCGATGATGGTTACATCAACTCAGACAATGTAGCTGAGGTCGAAGAAACTATTGCGGCGATTATCGACGAAGTGCAGGCAACACTATGATTTACAATAGAGACTCTATGGGTAAATGGTGTTCGACTCCCGATAAGAACGGCAAAAGAGAATGTATCCCATTCGAGGATTACATTAAAATGACGGAAGAGGAAAAGAAGATCTTCAACCGTCCACGTGGTAACGATTAATAAAATAGATCATAAATGCGTTTACTATTAAAAAAAATAATCGTAAATAAGTCGTTAAAAATCAACAGCTTATGGGCGCGATGTCGTAAGTTATTGATTTTTAACGAAAACTTTTTTCAAAAAAAGTATGTACATTCTGGCCGGTCGTGGTATAATATACTTGTTGATTGTTAATAAGGAGTTAGTTATGAAAAATTATGTTACTGGTCGTGAATATACAGGTGTGAATGCAGAGACTTTAGCTGCTGCCGGTGTTGATGCTGTTGTTACTTTCAACCAGGCTGTTAAAGATCTTGGTATCGCTGGTGCGAAACTTAAAGGTTTGAAAGCATGTGCTAAGCTTGTTTTCTTCAAGAACGAAGAAGATAAAGATGGTAATGAAGTGAAAAAACCTAAGTTCTTCTCTGTGTTTGATGCTGCTGAAGTTCTTGCTCGTAAAGTTGCTTAAGGAGAATATTATGACTGTATTTGTTGTTACTACTCAGGGTCTTGAAAACTACGGCGCTCATACCGAGTCTGGTAAGTTTGCGGATATGCAAAACTACTGGAAGTTCAAGTCAGGCACAGACTATCTTGTGTCTGGTCTTCAGTCTGCTGCAGATGCTATGGCATTTGTTGCTGCGATCGGTATCGAGAACGGTATCGGTTGGAAAGAGTTTCCATGTGATGTGAAAACTCTTGAGGAGTTTCGTTCAGACTTTGATATGTCTGACCAGTTCGATCGTGAATACTACGATTTTAAAATGGAAATCATGAAGCGAGTTGATCCTCATGATTATATTTCACCTAATGAGGAGGCTGCATAATGCTAAAAGTTAACATGAAAAACCGCTATTCAGATCGTTATATTGGATCAGCTTATACAAAAGATGCCAAGTATGGTGAATATCTTGCCGAGGCAAAAGCTATTTTCAAGGAAGCTCAAGCCAAATCTGACAAGAAGCTTCGTCTTGTGAAACGTGGTCGTGAACCTTTTGTAAAACAAGTTGTACGTAATCCTTGGTTTGGATATACCCGTACGCTATCTTATGACTGGGGCGGAAACGTAGTTGGTGGTATTAAGAATGCCAGCCGTATCGATTTCTATATCCTAGATCGATAATCATCCCTAAATCATCCCTTTAGAGATGTGTACAAACACCCTCAGATTTGGTATAATATACCTGTTGATTAATTAAATAAGGAGTCAAATATGAGCGCGATGGGAGCAATGGTTTTAGATATGCAAGATCTTATTGTTGAGGGATTCAGTGATGTGGAGATTGCAAATACCCTGAATATCCCGGTTGAATGGGTTGAGGCAGAACGCGAGGCAATGGAAGAAGTTTAATGAATAGTTATCTTATTAATGGTGCAAAAAGTGAGAAGTTTGAAGCTCTCGCTTCAGATGTGATTTGTTGGTGTTTCGACAAATTGTTACCATATCACAGTACTATTCATGTTGATGTCGATTTCAAAAGTATCCGTAAAGGTGGTGCTGACGGATATTGTGAATGGATGGACAGCAACGTTGCACCACGAGAATTTAAAATAACAGTCGAAAGATCTTTCGGCAAAGAAAACGTAATTAAGACTATCATCCACGAGATGGTACACGTAAAGCAATATGCTAAAGGAGAACTAGCAGAACGATATAAAGATGGTCACAAGCAGTTATGGAAAGCTGTTGACCACTCAAATACTAAATACGATGACCAGCCATGGGAAATCGAAGCGCATACTCTCCAAGATTCCTTATATGAGGAATACATCAACGAAGCCGGGTAATACCGGCTTTTTATTTTATATAAATAGTTATATCTGGAATTTAAGAGAGACATAGTAATGAAATCATTCAGGAGGTATGTAACAGAAATGGCTGCAGTTACCGCATCAGATTTAGACTCTGACTTTTTACAGCGCGCTCAAAAGGTTACTTCGTTTAACCTTACATCTAGCGATTTTACAACTACTAAATATAAGTCTGAGATTCAATTTCTGTTTAAGACACATTTCTTCCCAGATTTCGATATCGATAAAACTATTAAAGGTACTCCAAAGGCAAATGAACTGAACAACCTGATTAAAAAACTAAGATCAGAAAGTTCTAGTAAGTTCTTCGCCTTACACAATTACAATTTGAAAGGTGTTGGTCCTGGTGAGGCAACACTTTTCTTCTTATTGGATGACGCCGTTCTTGGTGGTGGTTCAGCATCTGCTGCAGATATTAACATTGGATCACGATCATTTGAGGTTAAAGCAGGTGACTTAGCTCAAGACGGTTTCTTTAAGAACTTCAAGCTTGGTGGTACTGTACCTCTTGATAAGATGGTTGGTGCAGCATTAAGACTCAGAGATGAAGTTGATCCTAACGGCAGATTGGGTAAAGAAAAGAATGGTGTGAATGGTAGTCAGATTGCTGCTATTCTAAAAGATCCTAAATTAAAAGCACAATGGAACAGAGAAGTTGAAGAGCCATATCGTTTGGCAGCATATAAATATCTTTCTAAAAACCCTCTGATCCTTATGATTAATAAAGTTCCGAAGGCAAGACTTGGCGATGTATTATTTGTAGGTAATCTAAGTCGTAATCAAGTATACCTAGATGTAGTAACTCAAGGCACAATCAAACCAAAGATCAAGTTCTAATATGCTAAAATTTAATCAATATATTTCCGAACAAAAGAATACACACATGACTCACCTAGAGGATCGTGTGATCTATGGTGGTGTGAATGGCGCACGTGAAGCTATTCTTGCACTGCGTTCATTAAGAGACATGTTAGCCAGTAACTCAACAAAAGAAGTTGATGTTACGGTTAAATGGGACGGCGCACCTGCTGTTGTATGTGGAGAAGATCCTGCTGATGGCAAGTTCTTTGTTGCAAAGAAAGGTGCATTCAACAAAGATCCAAAAATTTATAAATCAAATGCTGATATTGATGCAGACATCGGTGATGGCGATCTTAATACAAAGATGAAGATTGCATTGGCTGAATTGTCTAAACTTGGTATTAAGGGAGTGGTCCAGGGTGATATAATGTTCACATCAGATGATTTGAAATCGGAGAAGATTGATGGACAAGATTATACTACTTTTCACCCTAATACCATTGTGTATGCTGTGCCTTCTGCTAGCGATGAAGCCAAACGCATTAGACAAGCTCGCATCGGCGTTGTATTCCACACATCGTATACTGGTCAGAAGTTTCAAGAAATGCGAGCGTCATACGGAGTCGACGTCTCAAAATTTAGAAAGGTACGAAGTGTCTGGGCACAATCTGCGGAACTCAGAAATCTATCTGGCACTGCTACACTCACAAAAGCAGATACTGATGAGGTCACAACTGCACTCTCAAATGCTGGAAAAATCTTTAACAAAATCGCCGGGAACACGCTCCGTGAAATCGAAAAGAATAAAGAGCTCGCCCAAACGATCGAAACGTGGAACAACAAATCAGTAAGAGCTAATAAACCTATTGGTAATACTACTGCCCACGTTGCTGGTTTAATTAAATTTGTGCAAGATAGATATCAAAAAGAAATTGATAAACGTAAATCTGAGAAGGGTAAGACTGCCCAGATACAGAAACGTGATGAATTACTTAAATTCTTTTCGCCTGCAAACAAACAATCATTAAAATATGTGTTTGAATTACAAAAAGCCATAGTAGTGGCGAAACTAATTATTATAAATAAGTTAAACAGATTGAATCGTATTAACACATTTGTTAAGACGAAGAACGGATTTAATGTTACAAATGCTGAAGGATTTGTGGCTATTGATAAGCTTAAGGGCGGTGCTGTTAAGTTAGTTGATAGACTTGAATTCAGTTATAATAACTTTAGTCCAGACGTTATTAAAGGCTGGCAGAGTCCTTCTAGGGGCTAGGCTATTCCTCATGGAAATTGCGAGAAAGAAATGTATAGTTTTAAAGACCTAATTACCGTCGACCTAAAACCAGGTGAAGACGAGTTAACAAAATATAGAAAAAAGAAAAGCAATCGTATTGCGCATGATACTTCAGAAGATAAGGAAGTAGAAGAAGCTTTAAACATTCAACAGAGAATGAAGAAGCGTCAACAGATGCGTAGAATGAAAGCTAAGATTGCTATTGGTCGTAAGAAGGCTATGCGTCGTACCGCAACTACCGAAGTCCTCAAGAAAAGAGCTAAACGTAAAGCTCGTTTAGTTGTCCTCAAGAAATTCCTTAAAGGTAAGAAGAAAGAAGATCTACCTTATTCAACTCGTGCTGCTTATGAGAAAATGGTCAATAAGAAGCAAGCCGTTGTAGATCGTATTGCAAAGAAACTTCTACCTGCTATGCGTCAAGCTGAGCGTGATCGTAAATTAAGACGTGGAGCCAGCAAGAATGATTAAAGGATTTGCTGACTATATTACAGAAGCCACCAAGGAATGTACATTCGCTTGGGGTCGCTTCAATCCTCCAACGACAGGACATGAAAAGCTTTTAGACGCTGTTGCAAAAGTTGCACGCAGCAATAAGTATTTTATATTTGTTTCCCAGTCCACGGATAAGAAAAAGAATCCACTTGACTATAAAACAAAAGTCAAGTATATGAGAAAGATGTATCCAAAGCATGCGCGTTCAGTTATGCTTGATACAAAAATGAAAACAATATTTGATGTCCTTGTTAAGTTATATGATCAAGGTTACAACAAAGTAAATCTTGTTGCAGGCTCAGACAGAGTCACAGACTTTGAAGTGTTACTTAACAAGTATAACAACGTTAAAGGTCGTCACGGATTTTATAACTTTGAAGGTGGAATCAATGTTGTTTCTGCCGGTGAAAGAGATCCAGATGCTGATGATGTTTCTGGTATGTCAGCCTCAAAAATGAGAGCTGCAGCTGAAGCAAACGATTTTGCTTCTTTCTCTCAAGGTCTACCAAGAGGTTTCAAAGACGGTCAAGCATTATTCAATGATGTTCGAAAGGGCATGGGTCTAAAAGAATCATATGACTTTAGAGAACACATTCAACTTGAATCAGTATCAGAAACAAGAGAAGCTTATGTAGAAGGTAAGCTATTCAACGAAGGTGATATTATCGTTGTAAAAGAATCTGATGAAGTTGGTGAAGTTATTATGCTAGGCTCTAACTATGTTCTAGTTGAGATGGCAGATGGTAAGAAGCTTCGCAAGTGGTTAGATGATGTTGAACTAATTGAACGTCAAGATCCAGATATTAAAGATCGTGAAGGATCTCAACCAGCTAATTATCATAAAGGTCTTGCTAAGTCAACCAAAGTAAAACGCGATGCTCAATTTAAGAAGCAAGCTAATATGGATGACGATGATCCTGAAGCATATAAACCTGCACCAGGTGATAAAGAAGCAAAGACTAAACCTTCAAAACATACTAAGAAATATAAGCAAATGTATGGTGAAGGTAAGTATGAATCATTCAGTTCATTCAGTGAAATTATGACTGAAGATGTAACTGCTGCTTTGCAAAAGAAAGCAGATAAAACTGGTATGCCAATTGGTATATTAAGAAAAGTTTATAACCGTGGAGTTGCGGCATGGAAATCAGGCCATCGTCCTGGTACTACTGCATCTCAATGGGGTCATGCAAGAGTTAATAGTTTTGTAACTAAATCAAAAGGTACCTGGGGTGGTGCTGATAAAGATTTAGCATCTAAGGTAGGATCATAAATGTCACCATTAAGTAAAGCTACAAGAAATCATATTGCTGATGTTCAACGGAAGAGAGCAAATGATCTTAAGAAATTAAGAGATGCAAAAAGGAAAAAGAATCCTACTTTCATGGACAAATTCAAAAAAGGATTTAAGAAAGAAGAACAAGAGCAGGAAGTTGATGAGTTAAATAAATCAACTATGGCAAGATATACTCGCGCAGCTGCAAGAGATATTAATCACCAGGGTATCAAAGGTAATCTTAATAAGATTAAGAAACGTGTATCTGGTATCGATAAGGCAACAAATAAACTAGCTATGAGAAAAGAAGATGTTGAACTTGACGAAGCACTTAATAAAGATTGGATTAAAGCAGTAAACGACCTCAGTAAGAAAATGGGTGCGAGTGTTGCTAAGTCATCTAAAGGTGGTATTATTCCTTTCGCATCAAGAAATGGTAAAACTACTAACATTGGTTATACAGATTCTAAAGGTAAAAGAAATGTAGTATTCTCTACTGATAAATCATTGTCTAAAAAAGAAGAAGATAAAA